AACTGCCAGAACATGCCGTTGCTAAAAATCGTTACGTCAGAAACAAACTTGTCGCCTTCCACCGGGTAGAACGTCAGCCCCAGATCGTCAGACCAACACCCCGCAAGATTCTCCGGCCCGGAAACCGTCCGGAACTGTCCAACCCCGAATGTGATTGACACCACATTTATAGGCGCTAATTCATAATCCGGGAATTGCAGCGTCGTAAAGTTTACGCCATCTTCTGTTCGATAGTATTTGTTGCTTCCATCAACGATGATCGCGACTTCGTTCCCGTATGCCATGCCAATAGCATTTGGCATAACGGTATCAAACGTGCAGTCCGTCCAGTGAGCGCCGTCATCGTCGGAATATTGCACCCTGCGCGTACCGGTTTGTATACGGACGTGGCGGATCGTGTCGCTGCCGCTGACAAATTCCTTTATCAAGAACCTATCCTGCGAACTGATTGTCAGATTATCAAGGATGAAATGCTCATCCACGATTGGATTTCCAGGAGGCCCCTTGATATTCACAGGATCAGGCGCAGCGGGAGCATTTGACCTTGACCATGATAGGATAGCCTCATCATCCGTCACGTTGACGTTAGGACGCCATACAAGCGTGTTTTCACCGCCTCCGCCTCCACCGCCTGCAATATCAGCAAGATCATGCTTGTCGCCGTTCAAGTCTACAAATACGCCGTTGAATGGTGTCATCTTTGGCTTAATATCTCTCGCCTCCACTGTTTCACCAGTCAACAAGTCCTTCAACTCACCTTCGCTTGTCTGGTATACGCCAAGGAATGGAGACTGCTTATCCATCTTGCACACCCCTTACCGCTTCCAAAATCTCCGCCTTGCTCATGGATTGCTTCGCCTGTATTCCGTTGTCCTGCGCGTATTCAAGCAGTTGCGCCTTTGTCATGCCGTCAAATGCCGTAGGAGGCGATTCTACTGTATTTGCGTCAACGGTAGTTGAATGCTCACAGTCAACGTCATCGACGTCTACAAGCTCAATTACGGGCCTCCCAAGGCGGTTGTCATCCGTCCTTAGTTGCTTAATGCGTTCACATGACGCATACCCGTGAGGGTACGCCTCGCCAATGGCGTAGACGTACCCGTCAGTGTCCCTAAATTTGATAAGTGCCTTAAACATAAGTCACCTCTTACGGCCCAGGTACAACCTCAGGCCCATAGAATGCGAACGGTACGGGATTGTTGCTCATCTGTGTCACGGGATCAAGCACCTGCCAGCCAAGCCGCATATGCATTATCAAGGCCGTCATGTTCTCCTGAGCCAGATTATGAGATACGCCCGCTCCATCCTCAATAGTGCCGTCCCGCGTAATACGCCACGTTATGTCTTCGCGAATACTGTACACAAGGCGGTCAAAGTCAGCCATGAGCAGGTATGCCTTGTCGATATCCCAAGAGCCGTTGCGTGAGAAGTCAAGCGGGAACCCACGCAGTGCGTACGGATAAGTGCCTTGCAGCGTCTCCACAAAGATAGGCCGTCCAGAGCTATCCGTGATACCGTCAAGCATACCCATCATATTGACAGCGGACAGAACGCCATTAGGCATATAGCCAGTCATAATGATCTTGTCGCGTACGCCGTCAGTGCCAAAAATCTCTTGATAGGTAGCCGCTGCGCTTGTCTGCTCAACGATGTTTCCAGACGCGTCAGCACGCTCCCAAAGCGACGGTACACTCGACCACTCGGACGGAGTAAATGCCGGATCGCCCCAGATAACAGCACGGTCAATCGCTGCGCCAAACTGTGCGGACAGAATCGGGATATCCTCGCGGATAATGTCGTTACCGTTAGACAGCGCGTCCGCAAGGTCAGCGTCGTTAAACAGTTTGATTGCCGCAAACTCTCCTGCGTACATGTTGCGCGGGTCAAATTTCTGCGTTGTCACCGGCTTCTTGTTGTTTGTAGCGTCACTGATAGGCCGTACAGCACCGGCAGTCGGCAAACCAGAGCGCACGTTAAAGATGGTCTGGCGGCCCGTCATGTTCGGCAAACGCCGGAACCTGCGCAACACATCGGACCCCTGAATAGCTGCTTCAATAATAGCCGTCTGAACCTCAGGCGGGATAAGCGCGCCCCAGCGCGGATCAGATTCGAATAAACTAGCCATATATATAACTCCTTATCATTCTTGTTTAGTGCCGAATAGCGCCGCCGTAAGGTTAACCTTTGGCGCATCCGGCTGTTTACCCGGCGGCGTCCATACCGGCGCGGCCTCTTTTTTGACTTCACCGAAAAACTCAGCGTATTGCTCTTTGATCGGCTTTGCGATGTCATCCCAATTTGTGATTTTTCCGTCTTTCTTTTTGACGGACGCGTGATTTACTGTATTGAGAAACAAGTCGATAGCTTTTGGATAATATTGTCCATTCGGAAATGCTAGGAAATACAAGGCATGGCGGTACTTTCAATAGGCTTATGCGTGGGATTTGTCCAAGTTTTGTCCAAGAAAGCAAAAAAGTAGCCTTGCGCGGGTGTCGCACAAGGCCGTCATGGCATCGCGGTTCGTTACTCTATCCCGTCACCGGGTGCCGCCGGTAGCGCGGCCTGTGGCGGTGGTAGCAGTACGTTGTTAAGCGCTACTATCGCCTTATCCTGTGCGCTCTGTATGGCGTGGCTATAGATATTTAACAACGTTGCGGCGTTAGAATGGCCGCTGATAGATTGTACGGTTCGGATATCCACACCGGATGCAACCAGCAAGGATAGTGCCGTGTGCCTCAAGGCATGCGGGTTGATATATGGAAAGCCGCTTTTCTTATGAAAACATTGCGCCCAATACTGAATTCTTGACGGCATTATCAGGCTTCCATCATTTGTTGTGAATAGCCTGTCTTTCTCATTCATCCACGCGTCACCTAAGTCAAACGCGCGTTCTTTCTGCCATTCCTGGTACTGCCATAAGATATCAAGCAGGTATGGCTTCACCGATATGCTGCGGACGCTTCCTTTAGTTTTCGGCGTTGATTCGTATATCCCGATTTTTGGCGCATAATTTGAAGTGCGGCGAACGTGTATCTTACCTTCCACAAAGTCTATGTCGCGCCACTCAAGGCCGCAAAGTTCAGCACGCCGCAAGCCTGTGAACAATAGTATTATGAGCGCCGTCCTTATGCGGATATCCGGCTCATTCAGCAGCATGACAAGATACTCCCGCGCCTGTACGTCATCCATGTAACGTGCTTCCGGGTATTCAGCTTTAGGCGCGTCCATATACTCCGTGACGTTATCCGAAATGACGCGCATTTTTTTAGCGTTGTTCAGTATTGCCTTTATGGTTCCGTGGTAGCTTCGAATTGTAAGCGGTGAAAACTTCGCCGAGTCATAATCGTAAACAACCAATTCATTTGTATTGACTCCCATCGCGGAAAGCGCTTCCGCCGTCGCTCTTGCTACGTCAAGCGATACCCTTTCGCCGTTCATGGCCTTTCGCATCGTGATTCTTGTAATTCCCGACGCATCAGCTAATGTCTTTTGTATGATCCCGGCATCCTTCATTCTTTGCTTTAGCGTTGGCAAAGCGGCATAACAGCGGGAATGCTTGACTCCATCTTCGCGTAAATTCTTATAGAACCGCTGCAAATGCTCCGGGCGCAACTTATCAAGCGGAATATGGCCGATCGCCGCATTGATATGCGCCAGACAATCTATCAACCTTTCGCGCGTAGTAGGTTTGATTTCGGCGTTCTCCATCCACCTGGCCGCATAGTCGGCAAATTTCATATTGCCGTCAACGGTGATAACACCGTTCTTCACCTTTTCCTCAAATAGGACGGCTTCCTTCTCGGCTTGCTTGTCCGCTGCGGTGGGCTTCATGCCTGCGGGGGGTTTCCATGTCATGCTTTTGGTTACTTGCTTCCCGTTCGCATCCTCATACAAGAATGCGCTAATAAGATACGACGCCTCCCCGGCCTTGTTCGTCCTTTTCTTTATGCTTGCCATAGTATCACCTTTCTGGTGGGGTAGGGGCGGCTATTCGCCGCCCTTCCCTTCATGCATGTTTTCTATCACAATTTCGTCAAGCCATTCCTTTGCGCATGTTACCCGCTCCCATATGACATCAGCCAAGGAACAAACGACGCCGTAGAACGTCAATACGTTATAGATAATGGGTCGGTCGCCGAAAGTGATTGTTTCGGCTTCGGCCTTTACGGTTTCACGATTCCAACACAGGTACTTGTCTGTCAGAGCTTCCGCAATCGCCGCCGTGTTCATAAGGTGACATACCACTTCTTCGATATCGCGTTTGTGCGTTACGTCCATGGGATAGCCTCCTATTATTTTTCTACGCATTTAGGACGCGTTTTTTGGGTTTTAGGTACAAACACCTTGCCTTCCGTTTTTGGGTTCCCGAAAGCCTTGATTTATAAGGGTTTTTCAATGCCTAAATGCGTAGAAACTACCCGTGTATTTTGGCATACCGTTCCCGCTGCCGTGTTGCCTCTCTCCTTTTCCGTTCTCTCACGGCGCACTCTTCGCAATATTTCGCCCGGTTCGATATGGGCTTGAAAGGACGCTGGCATGATTCGCATTTCTGTACGTTTCCGATGCCGGTGAGTTCCGCGTGCAGCGCCTTGTCCAATGGTAGCACGGCGTCACGGAACCAGCTGCATATCAAACTATCACTATGACATTGTGGGCATTTGGTATCAAGCATAACGCATTCACCGTCATAGTAATTGGCGCACTCGGTGCGCAATAACGCCAACGCTCTTTTGGGCATGGGTTTTCCTCCGCTATCGTTGTTTATTGTGGGTGTTTCATTCCGGTTTGCATTGCGTATCGCAAGATATGCCGTCATATCCTTGCAGCCGGATGCGTTGCGCATGGGGTTGTCTGTGGGGGTGAGGGTGTAATCTGGCATATGGTTTGCCTCCTCAATTTTGGGCATGAAAAATCCTCCTGTCAGGTTGTTTTCCTACAGAAGGCGTGATAAAATAAATTTACCGGCCTCCTGAAGGTTGGTGGTGAACACTCGCTCAACTGTGGAAGGGGAAAGCGGGTGTTCTACTTGTTTTGGGCTTCCTTCTTCGTTAACGTGTATACCATGTCGATACTGTGCCGGATAACCTGCGCCTTGGTAAGCCCATTCGCCTTAGCGCAATACTCCAGCTTTTCCATGTCCGTTTCAGATAGCAGCAACTCGAACCTAATACCCTTGCGGTCATCTGTCGGACGGCCCGTCCTTGGTGACATCTTCCACCTCCCCATGACTTTTATACGGATATTATATATTATATACGGATGAAAGTCAACCACTTTCCAAAAGAAAAAGCCCTCCCAGGCTTGCAATAAGGTGGTAACATGTTATAATGCAAGAGAGGGGCGATGCCGATAGACGGCTAGCCTTCAGTTGAACGGAAAATAACCGCTTACCTTGGCCGGAGGGCGGTTATTTTCTTTTTGCCTTCAGAATCGAGACTATCAGAATCGCGAAAGCGATCATCAACGTCAACGTTTCGTATATGCTCAAGATTTATACCACCCCCTTTCGGGGTGGCTAACCGCCTACCGTAGATTGACAACGCCCCATGGGGCCCAGCCCCACGGTGTAAGTCTACGGTAGATAATGCGGTTTGTCAATTGGTGCTTGCATATTTTCTGCGTACAGTGTATAATGCAAGTGATTCAATATAGATTAGCCATCTAGGGACGCCCGTACAAGCTGTAAAAAAGCCTGTACGGGCGTTTCGGTGTTGTCTATCCGCTTACGGTTCCACTGGCCCCGTCGCCTGATACACGATAGCCTTTGCCTTGTTATCCAGGACAAACGCGTCATAGTTTACCCGGCCTTCCACAAGCGAACCGGAAATACCAGGCGGGTCTTGGTGAATCTTGTAGCTTTCCAGCTTGACGGGCGCGACGGTCGCCACCGGGTGCGCAATCATGAATCCGAAATCATCCGGCAAGCGGTCAGCGGGTACCCTCAGTATCGGCATACCATCCAGCATGGCAATGACTCCACGCAGGCGCAGGTCGTTCGCGATATTCGTTTCCATCATGATAGCAGTGCTTTGCTTCATGAGCAGGTACACATCCGGCGTAATCATCAACACGCGGTTAATCTCCGGCACTTCGGCGTTGTCCGCCGCGTTTGTCGCCTCAATAATTTTCGTGTAGATGTTCGCCGCGGTGAGTTCCGCCGGGTTCGCCACCAGTCCGGCATTTTCGCACATCTGCTGAAATACCCATGTGTCAATCTCCGGTACAACAACCTCACGCAACTGCCGCGCCAGCGCCGATGCCGCCGCAAGCTGGGCGACGGTTTCGTCATTGTCCAAACGGTCAATCGCGAAGGTGAAACTGCGGTCTTTGCGCAGGGTCATAGCCTGGGTGGTGGCGTCAAGGCTCTCAACCGGCCCGTAGCGGCTCCACACGCCGGACTGCGGGCCTGTCCTGCCATAGTCGTTCATCGGCGCGGTGGTAATCCTGTATACCCGGATAGTTTCCGCGTTTTGCCATGTAAAATCCTGGTTGGTGACATTGGCTTTCTTTGATTCGGTCGTGAATATCTCATCCACGAACGGCACATATCTGGTTGCAAGTTCTATTGCCATATAATATCATCCTTTCGGTCAAAATGTAACACTCGGTCACCACACCGGCCCGTCTGGCTTTCCTGTAGTGGCCTGTTTCGATAGTCCAAAGGCGTCGCGCAGTTGTGAATTCGCACTGGGTTCCTTGCCACCCGGTGGCGTCCATACAGGCGCGCCCACCTTTTTTCGGCCTGCGGCCTTGTCGATAATAGCAAGAGCGCGTTCAAGTCCAGCCACATCCGTCACGTTCAATACATCAAGTATAGCTGTTGGATTCTCTTTATCGTGTCCATAGTATAGTTTTTCCAATACGCCGCGTGCGGCGTAAGTATATTCCCTTTTTGTAAGGTCAGTCTCCCTTTTCGCAAGGTCGGCCTCAATTTTTACACGTTCTTTCATGAGCCGCTCAGAAACAATGCGGTTTACTTCGTCCTGCGAAAAGTTCTTTGCGCCCTCCTGGGCTGTGGGGTTCCCGGCTTCGCCGGTTGTGATAATATCATCCATGAATACCTCCGTTTAACGTCCGGGTGGACTTTTTATATTATACCATAACCATGCCGCTTGCACAATTATGGGACAATAATATAGGGGCCTACGCTTGGGTCTTTGCGTTCTTCTAATCCCAAATATTCCCGCGTTCGTCTCGTTCGACCGTAGTAAATAAGCGCCTGTGACATCGCGTCCACCTGATCGTCGTGCGACGCGTTCGGAAAACCCGCGCATTCTTCGATAAAGTCACCCAGCCATGACGCTTTATGCGGCAGGAACACGTTGCCGGACTCTACCATGGCGCTGATAGACTGCGCACGCGATTCTTTACCGCCTTGCGGTTCTACGGGTATAAGGCCGGGTATCTCGCGCCTTAGAGCGTCAATAACAGCGCTGCCGTTTGCCTTATCCTCAATCATTTTCCTGTGAGTAGTTGGATATAGTTCCGATAGTTCGCGGATTGCCTGCATGGTTTCGGTGAACGTCATGCGCTTGCGAACCTGGTCTATCAAATAGCAGTTGGCGCCGTCACGCGCCCATACTTGCCCCACTACAAAATCACTTGTGCTTGTCGCCTTGAATGCGCAATCCCACGATTGCACCCAGTCCGTAAGTTTAGGCGGCAGTTCCCGCCATAGCTGCCAGTGTTCACGGTTAAACAAACCGCCTTCCATCGGCGCGGGTCTCTGCTGGTACAATGAGTTCCAATCAAATGAGCCAATCGACGCCTTGACGGTTTCCAAATGTTCCGCCGTGTACCTTTCCGGCCATAACGCTTCACCTACAGCGCGCGGGTCATCCGGGTGGCGCACGCTCTCAGCTATAGCGGGAAAGTTAAGCACCGTCCACTGGTCAGCATCCGGGTCGTTTTGCATCAGGTTCAGAAGACGCCCGCTCAGGTCATCCATGTGCCAGCGCGTCATCGTCAGCAGTATTGCGCCGTCCTTTTCAAGTCTGGTGTACAAGGTGGACGTGTACCATTCCCATAGCTTATCACGCAACACGTGGCTTGCTGAATCCTCGCGGTTTTTCTGCGGGTCATCGATAATGATATAATCGCCGCCCATACCGGTAATACCGCCGCCAACGCCAGCCGAACGATACACGCCACGATGACCTACTATCTCGAATATGTCACTATTACGGATATATGAACCGCCGGAAACAAGCTGGTTACTCTGGCCGCTCAGGGTTGTTCCGGGGAACACCTCCGCATAGGCTCCGCTGCCAATCACCCGCTGCGCGTCGCGGTTCATGCGCTGCGCTAAGTCCGCGCTATAGGATACCGCAATAATGCTTGCGTTCGGGTCACGTCCAAATATGTAGGCGGGTAGCTTCCGGCTTACAAGCTCGCTTTTCCCGTGACGCGGCGGCATGAACACCATCAACCGCTTGATTCCCTTCGCTACAAAGCGGTCAAGGTATTCGCATAGAATTTCATGGAACCAACACGCGGAATAGCGCGGGTCTGTTGCCGTGGCGAAGTCAAGCAAGCTGCGCCGCGCAAGTTCATTCCTCGCCGCTTGCGCTATTCTCTGGTTTCTCTGGCTCATTTTTCCCTCCGTCGTCCAACGCCGCCAGCTTTTTCAGTTCATCAACGGTAAATTCGGTCATATCCAATGACGGCGTTGAAAAAACCGCCTCCAGCGGCTGCACGCTCTTACCCAGCACCCGGTCAAGCACCAATTCCGCACACCGGACGCGTAAATCTGGCCTTGTGTTGACGTCGTTCATCGTGTCAATGAGAAGCTGCACGGCTGGCGCGGTAGCGCATTTTAACATGGTTTTTACATCCTCCGGCGTCGCCGGTCGGCCTGATGGGTTGCCGGATGTTCCTTTGATAAACTTCCCGCCAGCGTCCCTTTTTTGCATCATTCATGGCTCATCCTTTCGTCAATTTCGGTGTACATCTTGTAGAATATCGCACGCGCCTCCCGCAAGGTGGCGATATCGCTATCAAGCAAAGCCGCGACGTTCAGCACAACCGTTTTACCCGGCTTTTCGTCGCCGTTTTTGTCCTGCCACGGTGGACGCGCGACTGATAGCTGCATGGCCTCCGGGTAAAAGTGCAAAACGTTCTTTGCGGTGGTAATGGTTACCGGGGTTTCGTCTTCCCAATACTTAGTCATGTGGAAACCACCCTCCTACTTCTCCCAGCGTTTGCATAGCATATGCCGCCGCCTCAAGTCTTTTTGTCGCGTTCTTGTCCCACGGGTTGATCTGCGTGACTGCTTCTTTTAGCTTTTCTGCAATCAGGTCTGAAATTTCCTGAAGCTGCGTTTCCATAACCTTTTTGTTCATAGCGAATTCCTTTCTATATACATAAACAATGATACAAACCGCCAAATTTACGCTTTGCTATCAGAACAAACCGCAATTTTGACGGTTAGGGCAAACCGCCAAATTTACACGGTAGCAAACCGCCAAATTTGCGCCCGTATATAAGAACTCATGTGTATCTAAGAATTGGATACCGTATAACTTAACATCACGTAAGTAACTACAACAACAACAGTACGCGCGCGCGCGTGTTTATTATAGTTCCTTACGTAACACCCGATAGCATGTAATATGCTTGGTGGATAGTCTTTCTTTCGATGTGCCTTTGTCAAGGATGAAATGTGCTTGCCATGACTTCACCAAGTCCGTTTTCAATAGTTCGGCCTTGGCTCTGTCAAGCGTTCTTTCCGAAAAGCCGGTATCCTCCGCCAAATCTCTATTCATACGCCAGAAATAGTCCTGGTTGGTGCCTGTATACCGCTGCTCAAGCTCTTTCAGTACAACATACAGCCATTTCGCGTTGACGGACAGGCTTTTGTACGGTTCATCGTTGAATATCAGCCGCGATAGCTGCAAAAAGTAGACGTTGCCATGTTTTGCCATTTGTCATCACACTTTCAGCATCACCGCCTTACACGGGTATGCGGCGAATGCCGCCGGGGGATGGTTCGGGTTCGATATCGTCATTAATACCGTTTGCCACGACATCAAGCAGTGTATCAAAGTTCAGTAGCACTTTGTTGCCTATCTTGACGGTAGGTACTTTGCCTTTTCGGATAAGCTGGTCAATGGCGTTGCGGCTCATGCCGGTGCCTGGGTCAAGCTCTCTCAGTAGTGCAATGGCGTTATCTCGGGTACGCATCCTTGGGGTCATCGTATTTCATCCTTTCTTTTTTGACATTTCCTCACATCAGGGGGTTATCAGGGGGAACCGTGGCTAAGAAAACCAGCAAAATGCCTCCCGCGCGCGGCGATTTTATTGGCTTTTTGGCGGTTGGCCGTGGTAAAGTTTTGGTAAAGAAAGTGCCTAAAAACGCTTGAAAACCGTTGGCAGTCATCCGGGGGTGTTTATGCCAAAAGTCAAGCGCATAGCGGTATATAGGCTTTTGTAGGTGGATAAAAAGGAATAACCACCATCTCATCCGTTTCGACATTGATAGCCTTTCCGCGGATTACAGCTCCCACGCCTACCGCATCCTTTTTTTGAGCGTACCGTCCCCCATGCTTTTAAACGCGACGATTCGCAGCGGGGATTCGGCCGCGACGATCGCGGGCAAGGAAAATGTTTATATCATCGCCCTGAGTACCGAGCTGGAAAAGCTGAAAAAAATTCAAGAGCGGCTTCTCTCCTCTAAGGGTGAGTTTCACTCTGTCGCAAACTCATCGCCATTTATGATGGTCGATGGACCGGTGCGGGAACCGCTTGCGGAGGAAGGCACTTTCACATCTTCCGGGGTTCAAAGCAGTGGTTATACAGGGGCA